AGCGGATGTTGACCCCCAGTCTTATGTCAAGTCCTGTAAATCCGTTGGACAGAAACTCGAAATATTGGAAGTCCTCCGCGGTGAAGTGGGGATTTCCATGCTTAGTAGGGCTTATAGTCCTTATGTATGGTTCGGTTCCACCAATTCCATGTGTGATGTGCGCCGGCAGCTGGCCAAGTTACATGTAACCCCAAAATTAACACCTGGAGTTACGCCGTTGCAGAAACTGCATGAGAAAATGTCAGGCTTTTATTTATCTGACAAAAACACACCAATTATTGGAGAGTTGGCGTGTTTAATGAACGAACTATATGGCTCTAGCAAGACCGACAATGGTCTACAGAACTTCTTTAGTCAATATGATGAAGATGTTCAGTTTCCAAATCTAGATGAAGGAGGATGGATGGCAGAAGTGATAAACGACACTTTACCAGACTTTGACCTCACACTATTCTCTAGTTGGATTGCTAAAGCAAAGAACGACCCCGCATTGATGTTACTGCCACCAATGTGTGTACCTACGAAGCAGAAACCACTAGTAGTTAAGCGAGGCGTCGTCGTGGGAGCCGACATCGCTACCCCAGCTATCATACACGAATTGTGTGGAGATCTCAAAGACTTTGAATTCATGGTCGAGAGTAAGCTTACGGGGCCCATCAGTCAGCAGTCAGGGACTACTTGTAAACACATCACCGAAGGATTATGTAAATTCGGTGATCGGTGCAATCACCTCGTTAAGAAGCAGAGGTGTTTAGGCCCGAAGTGCCGATTCGTTCACGGCGCGCGCATTGAGAGTGTACCAACCAGTGCTCCTGAGTCAACGTGTGACTCAAAGTCTCAGAGCTCTGGCTCTGAGGCTTAAACGAACGCCGCTAGGTGTAGAGACAGGATTTACTTGGGAATCCTGGTCGAATTTACTATAAATTTCTTTACACCTTAAACATCGACAAAATGTCATTAATATCTAACAACAAGTCAAGACGTAATCGCACGACGGAACTAGCCATGAAATTGGCTCACAGTTACGTTAGTGGTGGATTAGGTCGAGGAGCCAAACAGGCGATGGACCTAGCAGCTGCGGCTGCTATCGGGCAAGGAGCATACAAGATAGGTAAGGCTTCAGCTCAGTCGTTGAAGAAGTACTCCGGCAAATCTTTGCGGGGTACAAAATCTGCTGCGGCAGTATCGTACTCAAACCCCATGTCAACCACAGGCCCTTTAACAACGGGCACCAGAGACGGCACTCGAGTTTCCAATCGAGAGCTGTTGACAGGTGCAGTTGTGGCTAATGAGTCATGGGCAATCAGTCAAACCTATAGCCTCAATCCCGGATTACCTGGTAGCTTTCCATGGCTATCAGCTCTAGCTGGCAAATACGAGCAGTATAGGTTTCACAAACTCCGGTTCATTTATGTGCCTTCATGTTCGACATCTACCACAGGAGATATTATCCTGATGGCTGACTATAACGCGCAGGATCCCCTGCCCACTACTGAAGTCCAGGCTGTTAATCACCCTGGTACTATGGTGGGAAGTGTCTGGGATCAGCATGCATTTAGTTGCTCTGTCAGAGACATGCATTCACTAGGACCGAGGAAATTTGTCAGATCCACTGCTATGGCAGGGGACATCAAAACTTTTGATGTTGGCAATTTCATTTTGAGCAGCGCCAATGGAACAGGAACGTCCGTTGGTAAACTGTTCGTTGAGTATGATGTGGAATTCTTCATTCCACAATTGGTGCCCTATCAAGCATCAATACCTTCACGTACGACCTTGCTGTCGAAGACAATCCAACTCTTCACATCAGGGACAGCGGCCAACGTCTCTTTCATTCAAGCTTTTGACCCCCTTAACTTTTACGAAAACATGACCAGTGTCATGGGCACCTGCATTCCTCCTGCAGGAGTTTATCTAATTCAGTTAACAGGTTATGTCACTAACTCAGCGAATGAAACCAGCTCTGGTACCATAACTTTCCTACAGAATGGAAGTATGTATTTAGATGACGCGGTAATTTACACAACACCCGGAATCGCAGGCGGCACTTACTCTCCAATCAGTTTGACATCCATTATACCATTTAATGGCTCTGATTCTTTTGCTGTACGTGCCACTTTAGGAGCAGCTACTGGGGCACTTAACATACACAACTTCCAATTAACCGTCACTCTTGCTTAGACAATGAAC